CCTTAAACGCTTTCCCCGGCTTAAACTTCACACCTTTCTGCTCAGCGATAATCATAGCCTCACCGGTTTGCGGATTACGCCCGGCTCGCTGCGCATTGATCTTAGGCGCGAAAACTCCAAAGCCGCGCACTTCCACACGGTCGCCCGCCACGATAGCGTCCTGAATAGCCTCAAAAACCAGATTAACAGCTTCTTTGGCCTGCTTCTGTTGTATACCTGTAATAGAGCGCACTCTGGCGCTGATTTCATCCTTAGTCATAGTCTTCCCCTTTTTATGCCGGAAATATTCGGCCTGCACAAAGCGATCCATCAACCGCCCGGCAAGTTCCCGCGCGTCCTGCGCCGCCTCGTACAAGTCGATATTTGTAATGTGTTTCATGTCCTTCCTTCTTATTCCTGCTTATGCGCAATCCCTGTAGTTCAGATGGACGCCACCTCGGAAGGTGAAGCCCACCCCTCATCCATCACCAAAATCGTAGTACACCCACACCGGATCACCTCGCCCGCGGGCAGGGCCGGATCGTGCGGCCCATCACACTCATAGCCGCCGACCAGGAATTTCTCATCTATGCCTATGGTCTGGCCGTCCAGAGCCGCATGATGGAGCCTGGGGTGCTGAACATTGCCGCTGTGCAACCACTGCTTTTTCATGCGCCCCGGAAACTTTTGCTCGATTGATTTATAACGCTGCTCCGCCAGGACGTTAAAAACCCTGTTTGCCTCCGTGCGCCAGATGGCCTCGGCCCGCGCCGCAATAGTGCGAAAAGGCCCGGCCTCATCGATCTGCCCGGCGATAGTCTGTTGGATCTCAAAAGGCGTCTTAATGCCCAAGACTCCCTGGCGCAGTTCGGTCTGAATCAGCCTCTTACCGTCCGCCGTCAGCCCGCCGATAAGCTGGCCCGGGTCGTAGCCCGTCAGCATCTCGACCGCCTGGCGGCTTGCACGCGGCAGGGCCATCGTCATTCCGGCCTTTGATAGCGGTACATCAATCGCCTCCTCGACCGCTGCGGCAGTATTGTCGAGAGTGGCGTTCAATTCTCCTGCATAGCGTTTTTCCAGGTCTTTAGCCAGCCGGTCAACGTCTTTCAACATCTCGTTATAGTACCATTCCCCATATTCAGTCGGGGAATTTGCCAATTTCAAAAGCACCTGATCGCGCATCTCCGCCAGAATCTTTTCCGCCTGCCGCACGCCGTCGTCGGTCAAATTCCCCACCTTTTCGGCGGCCTGCCTGGTAGCCTCAGCAAATTCAAAATTTTCGTACACTTATTCTTGCTTATTCCTAATTCCTGTAGTTTTTTCACTTCTAAGCGATTTTCTCACCAACCCGCCCCTACCTACCTGTAAAAATAGTTAAACGTTTCTGAGCGAATTTAAACGATATTTAAACGGTGTTTCATTGCACTTTATAGAGTGCTTTTTTAGCCGCATAAATTAACAAATTATCAATCGCTTTACGTTTGTTTTCCACCACCGGCATTTCCGGAGCCTTAAAACGGTCGATCCCATCCGCCACTATAAACAGCGTGCCCCAGTGCTGCCGAATCAGCCAGCGCCCCACATAAAGCGTGCGCCCATCCGCCAACTGAAAAGCCGGGCCGTTGTAGCCCCCCGGCAACCTGACCGGAGCCTTCGGTTCTTCCCCTTTCTTCTTATTCCCCCCTTGAGGGGGGCCAGGGGGGTGTTCTTCCGTCCTACGTGTTGTCTTACGAGTTGTCGTCCTCTTCCTCGTCGCCATACTCTTCTTCTCCTTCTTTTCTATCCTTGTTTATGGTAATCCCTGTAGTTTCCTATAATCCTCCGTCATCCTGGCCTCATCCTCCGCCTCCGCCTCATACTCATCCGCAAGCTCAGAACCGAGATCCTTAATCGCGCTGCGATACACCTGGCGGGCCTCCTCGCGCGTCAACCATTGCCTGTCTTCGGCCACAAGCAGAGACGACGACAGTTTACTCAGCACGTTCGTCATCTTGTCCATATCCTTTTCCGATATGGTGGGCGCGACCATCTCAAACTCATCATGCGGCAGCCCCTTCTGATCCAGTTGATAAGCCAGTAGTTGGCGGAACATCTCCATGATCTTCCACTGGCGTCTGTTCAGGTGCTTGAGGGTCGGGAAATACATTTCAGCGGCGGTCGCTCGGTTGACATCCCCGCCGTCGCCAAACCAGTGCCCCGGAAAACCGCCGCCCTTGCCCGAAATGGTGAAATTTCGGATCAACCGAAATCCCGTTTCATGTTCGCTGGCCCCTAGATCCGGGGTCTGTAATTCCCATTTGATACGCTCATTATGCGCATTGACCGTGTTCTTATCCGGGATCGGGGTGTTGGCTATAAATTCGTCAATCTCCTCCTGGCCCATGCCCTCGCAACTCACATCCCAGAGTATGCGGCTGGCGATGTCGGCCCGCTCCAGCATTGATGAAAGATAATCGTCGCTTGCAAATATCCAATCCAGGGCCGCCAACAGATCCGAGGTCCCCCGCAGACTGGGGCCAAGTTGATCGTATTGCTCGCCGTTGACAATGGTGCGCTCATTCACTGCAAAAAAGAAGCACTCCCCGGCTGTGAAGGTTGCGCGCATCTCGCGGGCTTTTTCGCTGTAAACCTGCTCTTCCGTATAACCGGCCGGAACCGCCGTTCGCAGAATTTCATCAGTCGTGTTTTTGAGCTTGACCCCGATCACCATGTCCAGACAGACCGGATCAACAATGGTGCGCTCGATAATATAGGGGTGTATATTGCCGATCAGCACATCGCCGGAATTAGGATGCGTATGCACGCTATAGCACTGCTCCCCAAAAAGCGAGAGCTCCTCTGCGCGCCGGTCCTGGTTCCAGGGAAAGTTATTGACCGGATGCTTCCAAAAATCATTAAGGGCCTCTTGCACGCGCTCGTCATCGCTTTTGAACTCAAAGCCATTGCCAATAATAATATCAACCGGCTTTTCTACCAGCCCCCCGCCCAGGGGCGAGAGCATAAAAGCCAGATAAGCCCGCCGGATAATCTCATCCTGATTCAGCCAGATCAGCGGGTGTCCGCCCTGCGAGCGATAGCCCTCCTTAAAATCCTGCTCGCGCGCCGAAGCCAACAGCCGCTGCTGCCGCTTGCGGTAAGCCGCGCCAGTAATCTTTGTGTATGCTTTTCCGTTAGCGTCTACAATCATCTTTTTAATTGACAATTGACAATTCTCAATTCCTGTAGTTTCTCAATTCCCCTCGCTCCCGCCGAAATCCGCTTAGCCCGCGCCGACCCTGTTCCTGCTCCTTAACCTTGCGGCTGCTGGCATAAGCCGCTTTACGAGCCTTGTCACGCGCAAGGTCAAAAGCATATTTCAAAGCATCCGGCCCGTCGTCATGTTTCCCGGAGGGGAAATCAAGCATCTGTTCCACCAGCAGCCCAATGTCCGACGTATAGCCGTTTTCATCTTTTTGGAAAACAATTGACCCGTTTTCCACAAACCCCGAAAGCCCCTCAATACGCGCTTCTTTATTTGCTGTTGATGTCATACCATTTATCCGGATAGCGTATCCTTTTTCTTTGGCTTTATATGCCAACAAGTCTTTGTAGAGCACCTGAAAGCCGTTTTCCTCAAATCCGATCAGCACCCCCGGAAATTTTCGCTCAATCACATACAACTGCTCCAGCACCGCCTGAGTAGTGCATTTTCGAATAAAGGCATAACGCACGTAGTAGATCGCATTAATCAGCGACCCCACCACCAGCGCCTTAAAATCATGCCGCTTCCCGCTGCGGGCGCTCGGATCAAAAAATGCCGTCGTGATCAATTTTTTTTGCCACAGAGATCACAGAGATCACAGAGAAGATATGTATTTTTTTCTCTGTGCCCTCGGTGATCTCTGTGGCTGTCATGCGGCTTTCAATTCCTGTAGTTCTGCCGCATGAAAGCCCTGAAACCAGCTTTCCTGAAACACACTGTCCTCATCCCGGGGATCGTTTTGATACTCCTTGTTGAATCTCCGGGTTCCAATTCGAAGTCTTGTTTTGTGCAATTCCCCCAGGGGGAACCGCTCCGGCCAAAGGCTGTATTCGCGGCCATCGGCATCCGTCATAATCGCTTTCCAGATCTTGCCGATAACCTCCGGAAATTCCGGATCAGGTGAATTATTCAAATTCAGCACGCGCGCCAGGGCGCTCTTGCGGGCCAGGATCGTGCCGATCCAGAGAAACGAACTGCCGCTGTCGCTGACCGGGATCAGCCGGTTATAAAGCACTTCAAAGATCGTATCCAGCAGCGCGTCAGTACGCTCCTTGCTGCGGGCCTGCTGATCGTCCTCAATATCGTCTAAGAGGATCAGGTCGTTTCTGGGACCGCGCAGTTTCTCACCGCGGCCTTTGGCCGTGAAATATACATCCTGCCGGGTCACAAACTCGCCCGATCCTCCTTTTTTGATAATCTCACCAAAGTCCTGAAGGATGCGCGGATTCTCTTCAATCGATATTTTAAGCGGCTCGCTCAACTCCTCGGCCAGGTCCTCAGACCCCGAAACCACTGTGATCCGATGGCGCTGAACATGACAGATCTCGCGGCAGATCCGGATCAGGGATCGCGTTGTCTTACCGTGGCCCCTGGGTGCTCCGTAAGCCTGGATCTCACATCCCCGCAGGTCGTAACCCTCAGAAAGCTCGCGATGAAACCCCGGCACCGACTGCCCGCACATATACGGCAGATAGGTCTGTCCAAAGGCATCGTCACCAACCTTCGTAGCCTCGATACGCTCATCCCGTTTTCCCGGGTCCAGCGGACTGAGGGCGCTCTTCATCTTGGCCCGCAGACGCTGAAGTTTAAGCCTGAGTTCGCGTCGCAAAAATCAAAGATGATAGCCACAGAGATCACAGAGGTCACAGAGAAAGATCTTTCTTTTCTCCGTGTTCTCTGTGTTCTCTGTGGCTATCCGTGTTCTATTCTTTCCAATTCCTTCCGGGCCGTCCCATGACTCGCCAGGGCCGCCTCAATATCAAAGACCACACTCTTCAATCCTTCTACATCAAACGTCTCGGCCACCTCATCCAGGGGCTTAATGCGCTGCCCGCCCAGTCGCTCCAGTTCCTGCAGCATGCGGTCGAGCTTCACCAGGGCGGCGGCTTGCTGCTCATTGAGTTCAGCCTTGCGGCCTTGTTTTGCATAATCCATTTACACATCCTCCTCTAAACGCCGCAGGTGCTCGCGCTTTTCTTTTAGTACGCCAAAGGCGATTTCATAACCCTTGACAGCCTCCCTCAAATCGTCAAGCTGTCCTTCCAGAGCATCAAAATCATGGACCACCGAGGTCGCCCAGTGAATCGCATTTTGGCGATTGTGGATTCTGACGTGCAGCTCCTCGATCTCCTTTTCTATGAGGCTAATCATGCCCTGTTTTTGTAGTTTCTCTTGTGTCGCCATAGGCTGCTAATATCTCCAATGTTTTCAGGAGCACTCCGTTGAGTGTCTCGCGGTCGCCTGCCAGCTTCAGGCAGGCGTCAATGAGCTTGTCGTTGTCCTCGCGCAGCTTGCTATTAATTTGAAATAGCTCCTTAACACTGTGATGATACAGCCACAGCGCAAAGAGGGCCACGGCCCCGCTGCCGGATTGCAGGATCAGCTTGACAATCTCAGAATCCATTTTTCCTTTTCTTGCTTATCGCCCTTCTTGTAGTTATTTATCCCGACCCGGCGTTGACCATGCGATCCAGGATCTTGCAAATATGCTCTTGCGCCGTGTTGACCTTGACGATCACGGCCATAATTACCGCAAGCTCTTCGTGTATTTCACGCTTAAATTGTTTGAGGTCCCGGAACAACTCTCGCAACGCCAGACCCAATAAGACCTGGATCACCAAAAAGCTCAGCAGCGATACGACCATAAAAACGATCAACACACTATTCGACATCTTTTAATTGTCAATTTTCCTGTGCCTCCAGGCTTTCCAGGAAGGCGTTAACCAACTGAAACTGCGCCTCCAGGCTCTCGCCCGAAAGCGACTTGCGGCAAAAATCAATATAGCTGTCCATCACAAGCACGGATTTTTCCAGCAGGCGGGTCTCTTTGGTGATTTTTTCGGCCAGCAGCATCAACTTGTAAATGCCGTCAATGGCCCCGGCGTCAATCTCAGAAGGCGGCAGAGAGCGCAATTCCCCGGCCTTTGCCCTCAGAATATCGAGTGTAAACCTGGCGATCTCCCCGGGGCTGGTGGCGCGGGTCTTACGCTTTTCGACCCAATTCCCTTTCTTACACCATTGCCCCAGGGTCTTGTTGGATATACCCAGGACCTCAGAGATCTCGCTCAGAGTTTTGCCGCTGTTAAAGAGCTCCTCGGCTGCCGGACCGTACTGTACGAATTTGCCCAATACTACTCCTCTGATTTCGCGTGATAAAAGTTGATCGCTTTGGCGACATCCTCAGACACGGCGCGCGACTGCACTTCCGGATCACCCAAGATGTAAACGGTGGCCTTGACCGATGTCTCGATTATTTTCTCTACATTAGCGCCGATAGAAGTGACATGCTCCACAGTTTGGGGGTCAAACACGCGACCGAGGGCCATGATGATTCTTTGGATTTCTGTCATGCGTATTTTCTCCTATAGATAGAATGTAAATAAAAGACGAAAGTTTTTCTATACCTTAGGAGAAAATACAACCTAAAAAAGGTGTAGTCAAGTTAGGAATGCGTGGGGTGTTGGGGTGGGTTTTAAATGACTTGTTAGAAGCCTATCTCGTCCAGATATAGGCTTCCCAACATAAAAAATGTAAAATTATCGCTCCTCCTCCTGAGCTTCCATCCAGGTTTTCACATCAGAAGCGCCAAAGGACGGCGCAACCAAGCTTAACGTTTAAATAACCGGCGCGTCTTTTTGCGTCCGGTTCATTTGTTGGTTATATTGCGTAATTGTTAATTGTATTTGCGCTTCTTCAATTCGTTTCTTGGCTATTTCAAAATATTCTTTGTCTATCTCAATACCTATGAAATCACGGCTTAACAGTTTCGCCATTTTGCCGGTTGTGCCTGACCCCATGAACGGATCAAAAACGGTATCGCCTTCGTTGCTCCATGATATTATATGGTCGTGTGCTAGTTGTTCTGGGAATATGGCTGGATGCCCACAACGTCTTTTATCTGTATTATATTCCCATATATTAGACCTTGCCGCAAAATCCTTGATACGAACAATCCTTCCTTCTTCTGTGAATTTTCTCATTTCTCCATCTGGTTTTCTTGTAGTCGCTTTTTTAATAATTTTGCCTGCATTTTTAGTAGCGACATCTTGTATTTCGTTGTAACTTTTTGGCTTTCCTTTTGATAATATAAACATATATTCAAAATATTGTTTATATCTTTTATTTCTTGGGTCATGGCAAGGTTGCGTATCTTTTTTGTAAATCATCGTATCGTGGAGATTAAATCCTATTTCCTTGAAATAAAGTGCTTGCTTAAAAGATGTCCCCGTTTCACTTCCTTCAACCGTAGCATCTCCAACAACCCAAACCACAACCCCACCCGGTTTTGTCACCCTCCAAAGGCCAGCGGCAATAGCGGAAAATTCAGCCCATCCCCATACGGAACTATTATTATAGGTTCTTAGGTTGTCATAAGGCGGAGAAGTCACAGTCAAGTCAATTGAATCAGGCTCACATGCAAACAGGTATTCTCTACAATCACCGTGTATCAGTTCCACTCTACCTCGATTTTGTTTAGCAATATAACAACTTATTAGCACTTACACAGTACCACATCACCAGCATATAATTTTAATTCATCCGGACGAAGTTGTCCGGCAAAATTCCTACCCACCATAATTTCTCTCGTAACAAAAAACTGACGAAATTTCACAATGAAGCCGGTATCAAAACCGGCTGATCGACTATTTCCCGTGCCACCACAACGGAAACTTTTT